AGGGTTGCTTAACTGTGGGAAAGCTTGAATAAGATTAGAGAGACGCTCTTCCTGTGCGTCAAAGGCTACAAAATCTGTAGCTGTTTCAGCAGCAAGAACACCTTTCCAGTTGAGAACTTCTTTACCCTTTTTGTTAACACGAGTAAATCCTTTACCAATACGTCCAATTTTAGACGCAGCTGTAAGACCTTTAGCAATACCACCGTATGGTACTAAGAACTGTGTAACACCTTCTACAAGACCACCAGCTACTGTCTCCGACTTACCTAAGAAACGATTGTCGTAGTCAGGTAGCATATCCAACGTAGCAAAGTCAGCTAGGTTGTATACACTTTGTACTGCTCCTTCCACACCACGAACTGGTGCAGCGAGTATGTCTAATCCTTGTGATAATACTGAGTTTTCTTTTTCAAGCTTTTCAGCGTCTTGTAGGTATTCTGCTTTTATTCCAAGTGCCATAATTAATTGTATATACTGAGTTTAAAGTTTTTCTGCATTAGACGAGCCTGAATGGTTAGGAATCTGTTAAGACTTTCCTCGTCTGTTTCTAAGTTAAGAGCTGTAGCATATTGTAGTATTACATCTCGATTCTCTTCAGGATTCATTACCATATCAGGAGATAGAAATACAGCCTTCTTATAATCAAGTCGGTTTACTATATCTGGATGACCTCTGTAAACGCCACTTCTAATTTCGTCTAGCGTGACAGCAGGTGAATTACTATACAATCTTTCGGTAGCTTCACTGTCGTAGAACTGAACATGACCTCTGTTGTACAAACCATGCTTAGTTATAAAAGCTCTTGCTGTCCACCAAGATTGCTTTCTCTGTGCTAATATAAGTTCACGATCATTAGCATAAGTGGTGTTATCAAACTTGTTATTATAAGCTACTTTATTTTGACGGTCATTGTATCGTTTTAGATGTGACTGCTGTACCCTTATCTTTCGCTCTACCGCTTCTCGCTCGAATCTGGTAGATCTTGGATCTGGAGTGCCAAAGTTACGAATATCTCCTGTAGCATTCATTTCAATTGCAGCTTCAGAAACAACTTCTTCTTCTTTTGTCTCTGCTTGTGCAAACTTTCTTTCAGTGTAAGCCTCAGCTTGTAGTACAGCAGTTTGTTTTGCCGCTTCAATTAACTGCGCTGCTTTATTTCGACGATTGATTTGAACTTGAGCTAGATCACCTAACTCTTCTTCTTCCTTTGAAAGCGGAGCAGTAATAATTTCTTTTACGTCGTCAACTAAGTTAAGTCTAGTTTCACTTGTTAACCGATTAAATTCTGTTCGATCTGCTTCGTTAGTTATGTCAAAGTAGTCTTCGATAGATGATTGTAACTGTGGGGTAAAGTTTCCAGTTGCACCGATCTGAAGACTGTTAACGACTTTATCAGCGTGTGTAGTTTTAATGTATGAATCCATACGTTGCTTGTATCCTTCATTCCATTCCTTTACATTGGCATCTACAAACCGTTTAGCTTTTCTATCTTTTTGTGCTAAGGATAAACTATCATCCGCATAGATAGCTTCAACTCCCTCAGTTAGTTTGTTTTCCATTTCAACAGCTTCCGCTTGTTGCTCTTCAAGAGACATACCTAGAAGATTATTTCCTAAACCATCATCCATTCCTATGCTTTTCTCAATAACATTCATTGCTGATGACAGCCCAGAAGAATTAAGCTGTTGTAGTTCTTCTTTTTCAATTCGCTTTGAAGCACCATCGAGTAAGTTGTAATACTTTGCTTTATCTGTTTCAGGTAAGTCAGTATTATATATTTCTGATTTTAGTGCGTCATACAAATCACTTTCACTATTGATATTTGAGCCATCTATTTCAATCTGTTCTCCTAAGATATCGATGGAAAAGGATTCAGGTACTTCTCCTCTGTTTATACTAGCTATGAATACGCCAAGTTGTTTATCAACATTCTTTTGTTCAATAGCTGCTTCCTTGTCTTCTCTATCAGCTTGATTGATTTGTGCAGTTTCAACAAGCTGTAGTAGTTGGTTTCTAGTACCATCAGATAACTGTGCATTATCTCCTACTTTTATACCTTGTTCGTCTGTCATAAGCCAGCCAACAAACTCACTTGCTTCATACAAGTCATCACTAGAAATAAGGTCGTTAACAATGGTAGTCAGTTGCTCCGCTTGTTCAGCAGGAGTATAGCCGTTTAAATTGGTTGTGAACGTTTCTCCTGCAGCTCCGTAAGCTCCTTGTTTAATTTGATCAGCTACAGTTACTTGATTATCAAACAGGAATTTATTCTCTGTATTCTTTTCCTGAGCTTGTGCTACTCTTGGAGCATACTGTGTCTCTACTTTGTTAGCGTAGCTTAGGAAACCTTCTAACGCATAACCACTGAGATTGTTATCTTCAATTAGTTTTTGGCGTACTTTACTAAACTGTTCCTGAACGTCTTCTTCGTTTTTGGCATAGTCATCCAAGTTGTTGAATAAGTCTAATCCGTATTGCGTACCAATCTTCTGACCTATCACACGAGAAGCTCTAACATAGTTCTTAGGATTCTCTGTAAACCTCAACAGTTTCTTACGCTGTCTTGAATCTAACTGATTGCCTAACTCATCTAAGGACTCTTGAACACCTGTTAAATCTCCAGCTGAAATAGCACTTGCTTGCTCAGGTGTTAACATATTAGCAACTCTAGCAAACTCTTCTTGACTCTGTGTATCGATGCTTTTGTAAGTTTTTAGTATTGGTCCAGCAAGCTGACCTAGAGCATCAGCTAGTTGACCTGCTGTGTTTTCACTAGGAGCTTGTTGAACAGCTACACGATATTGTCCAGCACGTACACTAGGAGCTTGAAACCTTACATCGTCTAGATCTAACGTAGTTTGTACACGTGTGTCGGATGAGCCTAGTAAAGATTTGAGAGTTTGTTTTTTAGCCATTATGATGCGAAAGGATTCTTCATGTCGTAGGTTGTGTCATATATTGACAGTCCTGTGGTTAAACCTGTCAATGCACTTCCTAACACGTTAGGTTGCTTAATAGGTTTGTTGATTGAAAGTTGTGTATTATAAGATTGAAGTCCAGCATCTTTCATTCGTAGATCTCTTGCTATGTCCATCTGTCCTTCTTGTCTTGTTAATCCAAAGCGATACACAGCCTCTTGGCGATAGTAATCATTCAAAAGATTATCAACACTTAGTCCAGAAACACCAGCTTCCTGAGCAGATACAGTTGCAGTAGCTCTAGCTGCTTGAGCTTTAGCTGATGCTTGTTGTAGTTCTCTCGCTCTTTCTTCGTTTTGAAACGCTTCTTGTATACGTTCAGCAGACTGTTGTTGTGATAAACGTGTACGTTCTGCTTCTGTTGCTGACTTCTGATACTCTGCTTGAGCTTTTGCGTTGGCTCGTTGTGATACTATTGTAAGTCCACTTTGTAGTACGCCAGAGGCTATTGCTAGAGGTAGTGCTGCTGCTCCCATATTAATCTTTGGTTATTATAAATTCATAGAAAAGGCATCCATTGATTTCGATCTCACGCAAGAACTTTGCGCCTAACCATTTCAACCAACGGACAGATTCCTCATATTCCTTGAGGACTAAATTTGTGACGATAGGATGTTCATGTAATAAGTGTGGTAATATCTGTTTGGATGCTTTGGCGAATACATACCAGTTGTCTTTAACTCCTTCACTGCCTAGCAACCATATGTAAGAAATACCTTTTGTAGTTCCTACGCCAAACATGGCAAATGGATTATTGTCTGCATCCATAGCAGTTATAGTAATGGTGTCATTTTGTATAGCTGACATCAATGCATCAGTCTCATCATTGAAACCATAAGCTCCTACTTCCATTCTATCTTTAACACGCAGAAGAGGAGCAAGAGCAAGAGCGTGTTCTTCTGTTGCTAGGACAGCCTTAGCTGTCTTGTATTCTTTTATAACGTAATCACCCATACCTGTTAGATCTGCTATGAACAAAGGATTCAAACTCAGCTGATGTTAAATTAACTGGTAATGCTGAATCACTTTCTACTTCAATAACTGCATCTTCTGGGTTTGTAAAGACTGGGAATCTAAAGAAACCATCTTCAAGAACAACTGTGTTGTTAGTGTCATATGTAGGGGATAAGGCAGTCTCTGCTGTGCTTCTTCCCTTTGGAGTAACTTTTACTTTAAACTCTGCTGTGTCATTGTAATATATAGAACCATTACGTGTTAAGAGTTTAGCAGCAGCTGTCGGAGTTCTAGATTCTCCTGAACTAGCTTTGAACAGTTGCTCAGAGAAAGTATACTTCATTGTGTAGGGGTAGCCTACATAATACTCAGTATCAGCTGAAGGAGCTGCATTAAGCGTTACAACATCGTCTACACGAGTAGATGCTACTTCGTTACCTTTAGTATCAAACACTTTGATAGTATCAGCTGTTTTAGGAGTATAGGGTAAAGAGATAGTAGAGTTACCAGCAGTAACTGTAGTCTTGATACGACGATCTAAGTTAGTGTTATAACCTTCAACATCTACACTGGCTTCTTCTAAGTTCAGTGTTTCAATCATTATTGAACCGTTGTACACTGTTAAGATATTCAAGGTAGAGTCAAAGAACTGTATACCACGAACTACACCTTTTACAGTGAACTTCATCCAAGCTCCTAGAATCTTTTTGTTACCGCTAAAGAAGTATTTGTATATGTATATATTAGACATTAGTTGTAACGGCTGTTGTAGTTAACATTTCTTTCAGCGGTTGAAAGTTTCTTACGGTATATACGAGCATAGTGAAGTCCATAGGGGTTACCACTACCATTGGTGTGTAACTGTATTGCTTTAACAGTAGAATCAGTTGGTAACTTTAATGCTGAACCATGAAGACTATCTGTAACAGAAACAGCAAGTGTATTGTTGATGTACAACTTAGCTTCAGTTGCGTCTCCTATTAAAGAAAAATGTAAAGTTCTTTGGAACTTAGTATCTCCTGAATCTACTAACAAATCCGAAAGAGAGGTATTTCCTAAATATGTAACTCCGTTTACAATAATAAACCCTTTCCTATCTTCTGGATCAGGATCACTTGTGCTTGTATCTGGACCATAGAATCCTGCTGCTAATACGTTATTATTGCTTACATCAGAACACACAATTAAAGGACGTTGTGTTGGCGTACTATTGTGTAGCATATAATGTGTTGAAAAGTTTTCAAAGGTGTATCCACTACCAGCTGCAACAGCAGTCTTTAATGTAGAAAACCCAGTTGCTCTGTCTGCTGTAATGTCCCCAATCACAACTCCGTTAGTAACGCCTGTCCTATACTGATAAGGTCTACCAGCTAACCAAGAAACAGTAGTTGCTTCTGAAGTTGTCATTTGCTCATAAGTTCCGTTTGCTAGTACGGAACGATTACTAACGCCTCCGCTATATCCTAAGATACCTGAGTAAGCAGAAACAAAATTAGGGAAACGATGTGATCCACTGAGTGTAGTGCTAGAGCCATCAAATTTAGTGTAAGTTGTGTCTTCAGTAGTGATCATGGACACAGCTCCATCATAACCTGTGGTGTGATATATAAGATCTCCACCACCAATAAACTGGTGTGATGTTCCTGATATAGTTGATGTACTATAACTAGTATCAATCACTCCTTGGTCAGTCACAGTAACACTTCCAGACAACGCAGCAATGATACCATCGTTCGTAGAACCTGTTAGAGACGTAATGTCTTTTGGTATATAACGAGGAACGTGCTGTGTAATCTCATCAGAATCAAAGATGTCTGTTGTAGAGTTTACTGTGTATTCACGCAGTCCAGAGTAGTCACCACGTTTGAAAGGAAAGTATAGATAAGAACCTAGTGCTAACGGATCTACTGTTTCTTCGTAATCAAAGTTTGTAGCCTGTGTAATAGACACAGTTGAAGGTGTGAGTAAGTCTCCACCTTTTAGAACAAACTGAGAATGATCCGAAAAGATGATTAAGTTCTCTTGGAATGCTTGAGCAGATCTAAAGGTCGTAACTTCTCTACTAGATGCTCTGACATCAATAGGATCTGAATCTAGTATTTGAGTAACTGTAGTTCTAAAGAAATTAAAACCTGTTACCTCTTTGTTTACTGTGATAGTTGATTCACTTGTAAATGATATTTCTCCTGTTGTAGGAGCGTCACTAGCGTGAAACCCTGCGTTACTAGTTGGTCTGTAGAATGTAGTGTTAGGAAACGCATCAAACGTAAACGTAGTGAAGTCTCCGTAGATAACAGATGAATCTAAGTATAGCGGATAGTAGTAACCATTTGTGTGCGTACCGTCCCCTGATGAGTTAACATAATAGGAAGTAGCGTTGATTGTTGGTCCAAACCCAGCCTCTGACATTATAACAGCATCTTCAGCAAGGAAACCTAGTCTTGATTTAAACAAGAAAGAGTTAGATATGCTAGATCCTACGAAGGATGGAAAGGGATTGAGAGTGTTATCTCCTGCTATTCGTTTGGTAAGCCCTAGTCCACGTAGCTCGAACGTATTCTCAGCTGTGTTTACCAGAGCTACAGGTGCGTTATCTCCTATTGAAGTCTTGATGCTAGGAGCTATTGTCTCTCTCCAAGAACCATTACCAAATGTTTTACCATTACTTGTTTCAAACTTTGTATAGTAGTCGTCTTCATTTAACGAAGAGTCTCCTCTTACCTTTACTTGAAAACCATTCTTACAGAACTTAGGTAGATCTGATATAGACTCTACTTCTATGTGAACAGCACCTAAGCCTGTGTCAGCTAAACCATCTGATACACTAATACCAGTAGGAGCTTCGCCACTGTTTTGAGCGGCTGAAGCGGACAAATTAATAAGTAAACCAGATTCACCTACGGCAGAAGCAAACCCTGACATGTCGACTTCCGTTGCACGAGATTGAGGATCTATGTTTAAAAAGAGATCCCTAATAGTAGTGGTAGAGACGTTACTAACATGGTTGTTATCTCCAGACACAACTTTAAATTCTCGATCAGGTTCTGTTGGGTAGTGCAACGTAATCACATACTCTTTCTCGTAGTCGCCTTGCTTGATAAACACGAACGCTTCGTCAGCTAACGCATCTGAAGTCTCTGTTCCCTGAGCAACAGGTAGAGCTGTGTTAGTAAGTATAGTAGTGTCTCCAATAGTTAACGTCTTAATGTTTTGGTGTGACGTAGCGGAGTCCAAGTAATCACTAGATGTTAACGGATAACCAGTAGTGTAGGTTTCGTTATTAACTTTAATAGATGCTTCTACAGGAGTTGTGACGCCTGATGGCAACTCTACACGAAAGATGCGTAGCTTTGTTCCATCAATGATAAGACAGTAGCTTTCTCCTTTATCACGTTCTATGAACTTAACAAAAGAGTCCAGTAAAGCAGCAGAGTCATCTGATGATGTAGTTAATACAGTAGATACATACTCTGTCGGTGGACGTTTCTGTAACCCTTTCACTACACTACTCAGTGCATTCTCTTGTAAAGAACACTGTCCTTCATAGCGAAGAACGTCTGGCTGTTGGCTAACGCCTTGAATGAGGTTAGGTAATGAACTGTTTATTAACGGCATTATGAAATTGAATAGTTACGATTTATTCCGATACGGTGAGCTGTGTCAACGTTATCAAAGATAGTTCTATCGGAAGTCTTAGAATCAAACGATTCTAGTCGTGACTTAGCCATATACTCGTCACGAGCAATGAGTGCTTCTAATTCACGAGATCCTACAATACGTCCTTGAAGGACTCGTGCTGCACGTAAAGTTATGTAACGTCGTGCTGGCTCTGGTAAACTGTCCCAGTCCAGTAGACGTGTCAGCGTTACTTTAATATTAGCTGTAAACGCTGTGGTGTTGTTCTTGCGATCGTATAGTGTTAGTCCACGAGTGACTATGTCGGATGAATGATCTAGTACATCAGCTTCGATAACGTCAGTAGATAGAACAATCTTGTTACTATTACCTGAATCAGGTGTTAACGTAACATCATTCTCTGTGTTGAAATGCCAACCATCGCTTTGTACCTCACGACTAATCTCATCCAATATTGTCAAAGCAGTTGATGCGCTTACAGGGAGAGTCGATGGCGACGAAATAGACGTGACAGGCGATTCACCGATATGCCCCAACATGGAGTTAACGGCTTCTAATTGAGTAGTAAGAGTTGGCATAAATATAAAAAGGGTGTCCCCACCCCCATGAAAGAGGGTGAGGACGGATTAAGGAGTTAAGCTGTAACTTCAACGCAAGCTTCAGGGCGGATAACGCCATGACCCATTGCATATTTAGCAACAAACAGCGTACCTTGACGCTCGATTTGGTATTCAGACTCAGTGGCAAGGTCAAGTAATTTGACAGTACCAACAGCTGCTTTATGACCAGCAATGAACTTAGTACCAGAAAGGTTACCATTGTAACCTGTTCCATTACCAGAACCACTGTGGTTAACGTCAAACACGTCGTTGTTTGCATTGTCGTCGTCTTGATCTTGAGAAGCTTCAGCGACGGAAATGTCAACAAGGTGATTAGACTTGAAGATCTTGATACCAGCAACCATAGGTACACTACCAGCTGCAACAGAACCTTCACCACCATAGTCACGATTAAGTGCAATGTTAGTGGTAGGATCGCTGATTAGCTTGTAGTATTGAGTTGGTGTCAAGATAGCATAACGATCTTCAGCTGGGATGTCTTTCTCGTCAAGTTTTTCAGCAACTGCAAACAAGGCTGTAAGAAGCCCTGCACCAGTAGTTGTTGTTTGACCAGAAACGACTGTGCCTCCAACTCCACCAGTAACGGTAGAGTCTTGACGTGCGCCAGCAACAAGTGTCTTCATTACAGCGAGGTCGAAGCGTTTAGCAAGTGCTTTACCAAGCTCTTGTGCATAGATGCTACGAACGTCGTAATGAGTTTTCAACTCGTCGATGTTTGCTAGGAATGTTGAGGAAAGGAGAACATCATCAATGTTAATTGTGATTTCGTTCTTCTTGATGGGGGATAGGTATGAGTTACCTGCGTCAGCAATGTTTTGACCTGCTGTGTGATACTTTGCAGTAGCAACACCAGTAGCAGGAAATTGAGCAGTCTTTCCGTTAGAGATAGTCCGTACAGTGTGAAGATCCTTCATTATGTTCGATTCTTCGAACGTAGTGAGAATCTCACCTGAGAACACCTTGAGGAAGAGCGCATCAACATCACCAGCGGCATTAATTTGACCTACACGTGAGGCGGTAGTATCTCCATTAGCCATGATATATAACTTTCTTTTTAGGTTTATGTTTTAGGTTTGATCTGTCACTGTCTATGTTTCTTTTGCTAACCTAATGTTATCCTCCGCAGAGGGCATTGTGCTACTTGTCACACGTTAGAGACAAAATTATTTCTTTTTAACACGTAAAGACACACGAGCTGCCTTAGTGTTACTTACAAATTGTTTTCCTTTAGAGCCTTCTTGCTTCTTTTTCTTAGCTGTTGTGGCTCGTTGAGATTGTGATAGGCTTTTAGCTTTTGACATCGGAAGGCAACGGTCTGGATTCTTTTTATTTTTAGACGTTCCGCAAGCTCCTTTAATTTTGCCATCAGTTCCGATTCTGACCCAGTTTTGCGCTCTCCATTTAGCAAGTTCACCCATTACTTTTTTATTTTAAGTTTACTGCGTTTGCCTTTTCCGTACTTCGGATCTTTGCAATACTTGGACGCTGCCATGTTTGCATAAGCTGACGGATATTTATCGAAGGTACGCTTTGCCCAAGCAATACCTTTAGGACATATTTTAGCCACGAGATTTAATCTTTAGACCTTTACGTTTGGCAGCAGCTTTAGCTTTAGCCATTCCTTTAGATGTATACGGATATTCTTTTTTTCCAACTTTAGGCATGATATATAGGGGTTAACATTTCCATTTGCGAAGAGCGAGAGCCTTACGAGTAGGTCTGCCTTTAGAATCTTTCATCGGTCCTTTTACTCCAGACATCCTAGCACAGAACGAACGTTTACGTGCGCCTCCTTTTGGTTGTGGGGCTTTAAGATTTGAACCTGTCTTGCGATTATAGTAGTCACGTCCTTTCTTGGACAGACCACCTGATGGAGATTTATGTTCTTTTCTTAGGGATAGACCTTTACGTTTACTCATTCATAGAAGGGAGATACAAAAAAGCCCTCCGAAGAGGGCAGTAATTAGAAGGCACTTGAAACTGATAAACGATTCTGAACGTCTTTACGATATGCAGGATCAGTCTTATAACGAGGATCACGCATAGCTTCAGTTACTTGTGCAGCGGAATTAAAGGGTTTAGTAGTATTACCTGTAGTGTCGCCCTGCATCAAAGAGGGAGCTTCACCACCTGCTGATCGATACTGTGCATATAAACCACGAACAGCCATGTTAGCTTGCTCTACAGAACCTGACTCAACAACTTCGTTAAAAGCCTGTAGTTCAGATTCAGATAAAGAATCAGATGCCCACTCAGACATTGCTTGGTAGTTAGCTTGTCCGCCAACTGTCTCCATGACCTGTGCAGATTGTGTATCTACAATAGCTTGCTGACCTTGTAAGTAAGTTTCAACAAACTCACGAGGTAATCCAGCTTTAGATAACGTTTCAAAAGTAGCATCAGAGAGTTCGCCACCTTCCATAAACTCAGTAGTAGCTGATTCTATAGCAGTACCTAACTCAGTAGGTTCAGACGGTTGTTCAGTAGGTGGAGCTACAGGTTCATCACTAGAGTTCTGTTGCTCTAATTCCCCATAAGCTTTCGCAAGATCTTCTGCGGAGTTAAACTTCTCAGGTAACCAAGAAGGACGTTCTTCAGTTTGCTCAGTTGGTTGAGCGTTCTCTTGCATAGCGTCTTGCTGTTCAAGAGTAATGTTTTCATCTTGAGTAGGTTCATTTATACTAACTTGTTGTAAGTCTGCCATTATTCTGTGGGTTGTTGAAGGTTAGAAGCTTGATCTGAAATCGCCTTTATTCCAGCAGGACCTAACTTCTCTGTCAACTGTGTTTGTTGAGCTTGTTGCATTTCTGCCATTAGCTCTTCATCTGATTTAACAAGACTCTGTGTCTTAATGCCAAGCGAGATAGCTCGACGTTTAAAGTATTCACCTACGTTTATGTACTGTGCTACAGCTTGTGGACCTACAACTTGAGCTGCTCCAGCAAGGAACAGATCTAGTTTCTGTAGATCGTTACCACGTCCTAATGCTTCAACTCCAGTTACAATAACAGGATTGACCACATCCTTTGGAAGCTTGGGTAGACGCTTAGATTTGTTCATCACGCTCATTAGGCGATTGATGAGAGGTAGCTGTAGTTCTGTAGAGAGTAAAGAATATAGACCACCGATAGATGTCTCAAGCTCTTGACCAAGCATACGTATCTCTTCAGCAGTCACACGCTCTGCGTTACGTACTACACCTGATGTTAACAAGAAGGCATGACCTAGACGGTCTTTGATAGCGTTCATTGTTTCTTGAGCTATACGGAAGTCGTTGAACTTGTTTAGCTGTAGAACAGATACATCACCTGCATTGCCTTGTGTGATAGCTCCGTTGGGAGACTGTGCTAGTTCAGAAGCTCTAGTAGTTCCGTTAGGATTGACCAAGAACAAGACCTTAGCTGCTGCTGCTGATCCTTCAACGATAGCTTGTGTAAGCTTTTCTAAGGACTGCATATCACCAAGATACTCTTCAACATAACCACGTCCGTAGTTCTCTCCATCAATGCGAGAGAAGCGTAGAGGTATGAAAGGATTCTGGTCTATTGCATATGTACCTTGTGAATCAGGAACAGGGTTGCCATCAATGTCTTGATAGATGTGCCACTTGTTGTCCATGAGAACAACAGCAGTATATAGGTTTACGTTGCCTTCTGAATCTGTGTCTCCTACGAGAGCTTGCATATTCTCGTCTAACGCTTTGAAAGCAATAGTTTCTTTGGTAGCAATCTTTGTAACGTTACCCATAGGATCACGCTTAACTACATATCTGTCTAAACGGAACACACGTAGTCCACCTTCATCAGGTAGATAAACCAAAGCATTACCTGATATGATAAGATGCTTCAGAGCTTCATGCAGACCAGTGCGATAAGAATCACGACTGATCTCATCCATTACAGATTCCTCTACACGTTGTAAGGATGCTTCGATTTCAGTTATAAGCTCAATAGGTGCGCCTTCATCTTGTAGCTTGAAGGTGTCAACATTGAGACGAAAGAAGGGGGCGTTAGGAGGTAGGAGTGCTAACAGTAATTTAGAGGCGAGGTTATTTACTCCTCTTGCCCCAACGCCCTGAAATGGTGTTTCTAATCGTGAGTGAGGACCAAACCCCTCATCAGGCATAACGTATGGTAGTGTCAGCTTTGAACATTGTCTCGCTCTATCAACGTATTGATAGCGATGTCCCTCCAGTGAGGTATAGATAGATTGAGCAGATTTGTGCATAAATTATTTAACTTGTGATGATCCAAAGTAGAAGCCGACAATAGCCAATGCTGTCTGCCGAACTTCTGGTAAAATTACGTAACCTGTTACAGTTTCCCACTTAGCACCCTTAATCAATCCGAACAAGAAGCTAGTGTCTTTCTGTATGGTTACTCCAAAGTCTGTGAAAGCAAGAACAAACGGTGCAGCTATTACTGCAAACATTGTACTAACGACAATAAAGCGACGTATCCAAGCTCCACCGTCACCGCCACGTTTAGCAGCAGCATCCGCAGATGCGTCAGCAGTCTGTTGTTTCTTGATTGTCTGTTCAAACAAACGAGCTTGGTTCTGTGCTTGGGAAGCCATGAACTTCATAATGAAGCCGCTAGCACCTCCACCTAACATTGCTATAAGTTCTGGTGTCATTCTACTATGTTCTCTATTTTAAGAACCCTGCTTTCAAGGAACTCTATTTTATTATTTTGTATGATGTCAGCAGGTAGTAGACCTTCTTTCTCCCAGTCTACAATCCACTGCTTATTATCAATTACCTTATTGCGTATCATAGACAACTCATGCTCAAGCATTGTAACACGCTCAGTAACATGAAAGTATCCAGTCACAGCTATTGCTGTACCAGCTACTAATGCAAGCAAGTTGCGTAGCGGTATAGTTATAGATGTGCTGTCGTTTATGCTTGGCATTACTTTTTAAGTAGTTCTCGTATTACCTTTATTGCTGAAGATGTCATGTACACAAATGTAGCTACACCAACAGCAAAACCTAGTACCTCATTTACAGGTGTAAGTTCAATAGTAGCAAAGAAGCCAAACATTCCGATAAGTGATCTGTAAATTATATCATCCATTATTATTCAAAGATTACTCCTGCCTCCTCTAGTTCTGACCTAAGTTCATCAGTAAGTTCTGGCGATGTATTATCTATAGACTCAGTGGGTTCTCCCCAATCTGAAAAGTCTTGTGGGTTTAACTCAACCTTATCTAGTTCCTGTAATTCATCAATGATTGAATCATATAGTTCTAAATCAGTAAGCAATGCTACTGGTATTACAATACGCCCATCAATTGTTTCTCTGGGTGCAATTTTAAAGTTGTGCAAAAGTGTGTTGTTAAAAGTAGAAACATCATCCTGTGTTGTTACCATCCACCACTTTTGTAAAAACTCAGCTTGCTCTTCAGTAAAAGGGTCAGCGTTTATACAACTAG